TTTTGCCATCTCGAGTAAGTTTATAAGTATACACAACTTAGATAAAAGTTTATGTGGTAATAAGGTATCTTTTATGCAATATTCCGCGACCTCTCGTAATTTTACGGGGTCTTCTTCAATAAAACGTGCAAACATTTCCTTAACGGGCATGTCTATTTTATTATCACCCAAATATAATTTAGATACGTTATCAAGTTTATACGAATCAAGTTTATAACCCTTTTTTACTTCATGAAATAAATCAAAAACAAATCGACCAGGCAAAGGTAATAATTTGAGTTCGTTATCACCCAGGGCACTCGAAGAAAGTTTCTTTGGTTTTATACTACACGTATATTCCCGAAATTTGCTCATATTAAAAAAATTAGAACTACACTTCAACTTCTTAGCGCGAGTAATAATATAATGCAAATCAAAACCAAATATATTCCAGCCAGTTATTATATCAATGTCCATTTTTTTTACATAAACACTAAACGCTTCTAACATTTCACGTTCACTTGGATAACTCAGTATATTACAACCTTCTAAATCATCATCTGTTTTTTTATAACAGAAACAGGTCTTATCATAGGGTACATCTTTACCGAATGTACAAAGAGATACAGCGATCTGAAAACAACAGTCTCCATCTATATTTGCATCAGGGAACTTACCAGTGGAACTATTACATTCAATATCGAGAGAAGATACAACGAAAGGTGCCGTTTCGGGGTTATCAACCGGTTTTAAATTTTCCCAATTCAGACAGAATTTATCAATGTCAACGTTTGCGATATTATTATCTTCACAATCATCACCCGAGTCCAACCAGCCAGTAGACTGTATACCACTCAAGTGCATTAATCTCAGGACAGGATCTAAATTAGACTCGAATACCTTTAGTTTTGTAATTTCACCAGGTAAAGTTTTCTTAATTTTATACGAAGTAGTTCTACGTTCAGATAAAGTTTCGAATATAATTTTCATGAAACTAAACTCCTGATTGTTTTGAAACCCCCATACATCCTTTGACATAATTATATCATATTCGATATTAAAGTCAGGACATAGTTTACATATTTTATCGTACCATATAGAAGCCCATGATTTCGAATCTTGACGTGGGAGTTTAACGTAAAAGTAAGGTTTAAATTCAGTAGTAAGACAGACAGATTTACCATCCCGCGTTTTACCAAATATACTTACCAAGTGCTTATTATCATCTTGGTCATCATTTGCTTCCCATGTAAGAGCTTGAAAAACAACCATATTTCTTAATACGTTATAGCTCAATTTTTTTAATATACTATATTAATAAATATGTCAGCTGCTTTGATTGACCTCGTATCGGTCGGTGCCCAAGATGTCTATATCACAGGCGACCCCCAAGTTTCTTTTTTCAGACAAAACTATAAACGTCACACTAATTTTTCTATTAAACCAGAACGTCTCGATTACATCGGTACATTCAAATCGAGTAATGAAGTTTCTATCCCAATTCGATCCAAGGGTGATCTTTTAAGTTACATCTGGATTGAAAATGCTAATATCAACAGTAACAATAGCAACGATTCGCTTTTTAAATCCGCGAATGGAACATCGGATGACACTTCTCCAACCGAATTCTCCTTGTGGATCGGTGGTCAGGAAGTTACAAAACTGGATTCACTTTTCATTAATACAGTACACAATACGTTGTATAATGAATCACAAGCGAAGGCGACATGTGCCGTAACTACTCAGGATACAGGTGATAATGCATCTACAGGGAGTTACGTGATCCCATTCTTTTTTAGCGAAGACTGGACTAAATCGCTACCACTTGTGGGTCTTCAATATCACGAAGTTGAAATTCGAATTAAGTGTAGAAATGGAACTTTTGCTCCATCGTTACCCCCAAAAGTATACGGTTCCTACATATTTCTCGATACCGATGAACGAGAATTCTTTTCCCAACAAGAACACGAAATTCTTATCACACAAACACAGTTTCAACCAATGACCGATACGGACACATCCATAGATCTTACCTACTTCAATCACCCAGTAAAAGCCGTTCACATAACAGCTGGTCTCAGAGACACTACCGCGTATAGTTTCCCAAGTGCGTCAATGTTTATTAACGGAACACCACTCTTCGAAAATATGTCAGGCGAGTACCATAGAAATGTCGTTCCATCGAGACACTGCTCTATACTTAATAATACAATTGATGAAGAACAGATATATACCTGGCCAATGTGTCTTACCATGAACAAGTCTCAACCAACAGGAAGCTTAAACTTTTCGCGTATTGATAATGCTAAAATAACAATTACCGGTACAATTACAGCTACTGCTGTTGCCATGGTTAGAGCGTATGCGGTCAACTATAACATTCTCAGGATTAAGAATGGTATGGGTGGTGTTGCGTTTGGTAACTAAAACGAAAATAAAAAATTTATAAAGTACCCGTCGAACCAAAGCCGCGATTAGCACGCATGGTTGGTTTCAATTCACTCACTTCTTGTACAAAAGGTGTCATACACTTTTCTAAAATTAATTGAGCAATTCTTTCACCTTGTTTAATTTCGTAAGGAATAGTCCCGAGATTAAATAAGTTAACTTTCAATTCACCGGTATAATCGGGGTCAATGACACCAGCACCGACATGAATCCCATATTTTACAGATAAACCCGATCTTGGTGCGATGCGTCCATAACACCCAGATGGTACAGTTGCACATATACCCGTACTAACGATTTCTCGCGAACTTGGTTCGAGAACCATATCATTTAAACTATACAGGTCATAACCCACAGAACCAGGTGATGCGCGTGTCGGTAAAATAGCATCGAGTGTTAATCGTTTAATTTGGAGAGTTGTTTCAGACATTTTTTTATTTATTTATAAACCGATTTCTTTATTACAATTAAAAGTAATAAAATACAAATGTAAATAAAAATTTCACTAACTGTTACATTTCTTTCTATATAAGGAATTTTAAACGCTTTATAATTTTTAACGTGGCATAATGTTTTTTCACCTCTACTTATAATAAATGGAGACACAAATTTAATCATAGATGGACACGTAGTACCTGAATCATCTCTAGAAATACCCTTTTCTCCACTCATAACACCTTCTTCATCTGCCCAAAATGAACTTTTTTTATCGACCCGTTTTTTTAAATTTTTAACATTATTTGTATCAATATCTAAATACGTTCGAAATTTATGATTCAAAATTTTTTGTGCACCTTCGCGTGTTATAAAATAAGCCGCAACAGACCCCGTAAATATATTAGGTCTTGTCCATTTATTTGAACATAAACCATCACAATGTAAAAGTAACATCTCCCAATCTCTATCGTTAAGTTTATCACGTAAGTACATGACATTATCAAAAAGTGGGTACGCATCATCCTCGAGTATTAACGCAACTTCATTCGTATCGTTATCTAAAAAATATTGAACGGCTTTTAAATGACTCGACGTTGCTCCAATAACCGGATCGGGTATAAAATGTTTATAAAACGAGTGGAAATGTTTATCGTATATACTTTTGGAAACATCTTTTCTATAATTACCAGGTATACGTACTGGGTATATACCAACACTGTTTAGTTTTTTCTCTTGAGATTCATAACGCTTATGTTGTTCATCCAAATTTATAACGTATGTATTAAATTCCATATAATTTAGATATACATTATAATTTAGATTTCATTGCAGCAAAAATAACCCACGCAATAACAACATCTACTGAATAATGTTCTCTCGATGCAATAGAAAACAGGGATGTAATCGCTGGCCAAACCGGCCATAAAGGTGATCCCACGTGATATGAAGACACTATATTAAAAGCACTATGTCCCGAAAATATATAATCGTTACAAAAACCAAAAGGTGGTTTTAATTCACATTCTTTAGACGAAGGAATGGTCGTAACATAATTAGATAAAGCTCTAAATGAAAACATAAGAATTAACATTGATAAATAATTACTTTTTTTAGACCTTGACCATAAATTCCACGAAAAAAGAACAAATAAAATAGGAATAATCAATATATAATCACCTATTTTATGATACTTTTCTAAATTTGGTAACGCGTCAAAACCAATATCATAAACATTTTCACCTTCCTTAACATTTCTTTTATACGAAGCATGATAACCAATTATTATATTAAGTAAAAGAGAAAGTAAAAGTATAAAAAATAATTGCATGATTTATAATAGACTGAGAAATATATTTAAAAGTAATACTTTATACTAAAATAGATCATGAGTTTGAAAATTATTATGGGTAATATGTTTTCGGGGAAAACAACCGAACTTATACGACGTTTAAAAAGGTACAAAGTTATAGGAAAACGTATTCTCGTATTAAATTCAAGTCTCGACACGAGATCAAGTGATGAAGTTTTAAAAACACACGATAATTCAAAATTCGAATGTTTAAAAGTTAGTAATCTAGAAGACGTAGATTACAGTAAAGTTGACATTATCGCGGTAGACGAAGCACAGTTCTTTTCAGATCTGAAATCATTTGTTGAAAAGGTACTCACAGATAATAAAACTATACTCTTAGCGGGTTTAGATGGTGATTATAAACAGGAGAAATTCGGTGAAATTATAGATTGTATCCCACTCGCCGATAAAGTTTTCAAAATAACGGCTATGTGTATGGAATGTATGGATGGAACCCACGGACCATTTACAAAACGTATAGTCGATTACGAAGGTAAAAATTTAATAGGGGGTAAGGAAATGTATAAAGCCGTGTGTAGAAAACACCTTTAAAAAATAGTATACAATAACAAATGCACTTGAAAGAATTAAAAAATCACGTGCATGTGTTACAGGAAGAATTTGAAAAAATACCTAATACATTTATACGCGATGAACCTAGGTGGGAAGGATCGTGGGAAGGGTCAAAACATTTACAGGAAGTTGTTTCTTTATACACAAAAGGGCACCACGGTTGGTTGAAAGGTGGACAAGATCACGTTTTTGATAAATGGATTAGTTGGCCACTTATTTGGGACGGTAATCCTGTACCAGGTAACTGCGCAGTGTGTCCCAAAACATTCGCTATACTTTCACAAATAAAGGGAATACACATCGCGGGATTTTCACTCATGAAAGGTGGTGTTGTTTTAAAAGAACACGTCGACAATGTAGGTGAAAAGTATATATTCACGTACCATTTAGGAATAAAGTGTCCCGAAAAGTGTATATTACACCATTCAGAAATGGGGGATATAACAGAAGAAAATGGAAAACATATTATTATGAATGCTCGTAAAAAACACTGGGCAGAAAATCAGTCAGATGAAGATAGAATTATTTTATACATGGAAATATATTCTTAATATATTATAAAACAATGAATAAAGATCCTAGATTAACCGATACACAAAAAGTTTTATTTGCACTACCAACACTAACTCTTATATTTCTCATATTACTCATACTATTAAACAAAAAAATCAGGCGCAGT